GTTGATAATTAAGGAGCATGACAAAAGCGCTGAAGAGTGACATACCTTCGTTGCAGGCTGATTGGGCCAGGGCGCAGGCAAGACCTTTTTTGGTTGAGACATCGGCTTTTTGCATAAATTCAATTTTTTCTTTTAATTGATGATATGATAGAAAAGCTGAATACTCTTCTTCTGGTAAACCCAGCGTATCATTTAGAAGGGCGTAGCTACGTTGATGGGTACCTTCACGGTTTGCGAAAGAAAGTAGCATAGAGCGTATCTCGTTATTCTTGAATTTAGGGATAAAGAGATCGCAATAATTGCCACCGACGGCAACGTCAGATTGGGTGAAGAGACGTAAAATTTGTGTGATATGATTTTTTTCAGATTGGGAAATTTTGCCGCTCTTCCATTGATTGACATCTTCTTGTAATTTGGCTTCCCAACTACCCCAATGAATTTTTTCGTGTGATTCAGCCATTTCCATGGCCCAGGGATATTGAAAAGGCTTGTAAGTAATATTACTTTCAGTTAAACTCATTTTTTATTCTCTTGTCGATATGTTAAAGAACTTATTATAATAATTATAAAATTTATAAGTCGACAATACAAAAATATATATTATTCTTGTCCGCTAAATGTTAATATAACTCTTCCTCTGAATATATCCCAAAAGTCTTTTACACATTGACATAATAATTTTTCAAAATTTATTGAGATTAATTTATTGATAAATGCACTGTCATTTTTATATTTTGGCGCCAAACATCTTTTAACAATATCATATGGATTGCTGGAACCGATTAAATCAGAATTGGTAGGATTTGTACTTATTATTGTGCATGTATCAGGATCTAACCAACCAAGTGCCATTATAATTTGATTAAAAATTACGTCGGTTGCTTGACTTACTGCTTGCGCTTTACCTTCAAAAACACCTGCAGCTAAAGCATTAGTGCCATCTGATGTCGTAATTCTTTTTATTTTTTGATATATTTCGTCAAATGAAAATGAAATATCTTCAAAACTAGCAGAATCCACAATTTGATGTAACATATTAAAAGGTGTGGGTGGATCTGTATCTGTTTCTGTGTGTGAGCCTAAATATATTAATACTCCGTTTGCGTTATCTGCTGCTAAATCTGTTGATTGTCGTAAAGTGTTAAATAACTTTTGAACTGATGGGTTATAGATATCTAATGCTTCGGATAAAATTGAAATAATCTCTTCTATATTATCTGTAATATCGATAAATCTATCAAAACGATTAATTATTTGTTTATCAACCAAAATAGCTTTTGTTGCAAGATTTGAAGGAAACATAAATGTATGAATATTACAACCTTGATAATTTTTTAATCTCCAATCAAGTTGCTTTGAAAATTTTTCATTAGGAATATTAGTCATTGTGCGATTGCGTTCATGAGGTTGAATATCGTATTTTTGATTTATATCTCCACCTACATAATGAATGCCTCCGTATGAATGAGCCATTTCCTGTATAACTTTTTTAATTAAATTTTTTAATTTATTTTCATTCAATAACAATTTAAACTCTTTTTGATTCTAAATATAATTATAGCGGTTCCATACTAAATGTCAATATAACTCTTCCTCTAAAAATATTCCAAAATTTTTCAATAAGTCTAATTAATGTTTCCACAAAACCTAAAGATACCATCTTTTTAATTAAATTTCTGTCATTTTTATATTTTGGCGCCAAACATCTTTTTGTAATATCATATGGATTACTGGAGCCTAAAGAGTCAGGATTTGTTTCATTTTTACTCATAATATGACCTCTTTTAGACTCGCCTGTTGTTTTATCAATTATTTCTTTCCCGTATTTATTAAGTCGAATATCAGGATTTAACCACCCGGCTGATTGAAAGATTAAATTATACGATGATTGCTGCATACGTGATCGAGACTGAGCACGACCTTCAAAAAATCCATAATCATCAAAACCATTTGTTCCATCAAATGCTGTACATTGACTTAATATGTCAGTCAGTTGAAAAAAATCCTCATCCTCATTAAATATACCTGTTTCAGCAAGTTGATGCATTATGTTATAAGGTGTAGGTGGATCAGCCATATCATTTGTATGTGCTCCGAAATATATCAACACTCCATTTTTTTCATCACTAACTAGTTGATTTGATTCTTGCAATACGTTAAAAAGTTTTTGAACTGTTGGGTCATTTACATCAAATTCTTGTGAAAGTTCATGAATAATGTCATCAACACGATCAGTAATATCCATTACTCTATCAATACCTTGATCTGTGGCTGTAATAATATCTGAAATTGTGCTGGATTCTAACGGTGATTGATCTGTACCTGCGTCAATATGATTCAGAATAAATCGATGCATATCAAAATTTGAAGGAAACATGCATGAATGAATAGTGCAACCTGGGTAATTACCTAATATCCACTTTAACTTCTGCTCAAACTTTTCAGGTGCATTAGATGGAAAACGATTTCTTCTTATCTTTCCAGACTCAGCTGCCGTAATATCCATTTCAGGATTCAGAATACCACTTACAGGATGAATACCACCATGTTTTAAAGCCATTTCATTAATAACTTGTCGAATTAAACCCTTTAATTTATTTTCATTTATTAACAATTTAAACACCTTTTTTATAAATATATATATTAACATTGACAGTTTGTTAAACGCTTTTTGATTCTCTCACATTTTTATTAATAATATTAATTATAAAATCTTAATTGATCTCTTGCAAAGTTTAAATTTAAACTCTTTTTTTATAAATATACACGTATGTTATATTCACTTATTTCTAATCACATGATACCATAAAGGTAAATAAGAATAACCATCTGATGCGACTGCAGCTTCGAAAGTTTGTTTTTTATAGTAAGTTGCTTTTCCTGCTGAATTATAACCGTATCCTCCCATAAAAGTTTGAACCCAAACACCTGCAGGATCATTCACCCAATAACCATCAGCATCATAACCTACTACTACTACCACATGTCCAGCCCTAGTGAAATAACCATGAATAATTACAGGTTGACCTTTATCTAACTCTTGTTTTAAACCCGATAACGTTCCATTCGTAATCGGTATAATTTTTTTACTGAGACCATCTCGAGAGGAAAGCGTATTAAAAACGTCAGCTAAACCTGCTGGACTTTGAGTGTAGTTTTTACCATAAACTGCTGTAATATTATCAGGTTTGCCTGACCAGCCATAATTTTTTAATACCATAGCGATTGAGGTATTTTGACAAGTTGCACTAGGATAATATAAATTATTGTATTGATAAAAATAAGGTACGTCTAAAAAAGAATTATTAATAGACAAAGTCGAATTGCTTTCTTCAGGATAGTCAATTTCTTTACTAATATCATCTTTGTAGATTTGAAACCAGTTTGAATGTCTAGCTATTTCGAGACCGTTAGAATCGTAAGCAATTGCCTTAATTAAACGTCGACCTAAAGTATTAAATTGATATGAAATTGCAAAATTTTCATCAATGTTATAAATAGTACCTAATTTCCAATTGTCAGCAAAGTATTCCACGCTTACTAAATTAGTTAAAGAGTGCTCAACATAAATTTGACAAGGATTTTTGCAATGTAAATTTGAAGATAGTTTAAAATATCTATTCTCAATACTAGATTTTTCTAGATTAGGATCGTCAAATGTATAATTAACATCATCATAAGCAATATCGGAACAATTACTTAAAAAAAAGATGAAATTTAAAATTAATAATATTTTTTTCATGGTTTAAACCTTTTTTAAATGTTTGTTTTATTTATTGTGCGACATTCAACTTCATAATCAAAATCGTTTGAATATTCAATATTTTTTTTAATTTCATGACTAAAATGTTCAGGTGGATTAAAGACCTGAAAAGGTGGTCGTTCTGTTTTTTATAAATATATAAATATATATATTAACCTTGACAACTTAAACATTCAGTGTCTTTAAAATCCTTTAATTTATCACTCCTGACTTTTTCACTGACATTTTCAGCTTTTGCCCCTGCATTCGTGCGAAGATAATATAGACCTTTTAATTTATTCTTCCACGCTCTTAAATGCACAGCATTCACAATCGCTTTGTCTGTACCTGCTGGGAAGAATAAATTAACACTCTGCCCTTGACAAATAAATTCCTGTCGATCAGCAGCATGATCAATTAACCATCTCTGATCAATTTCAAAAGCTGTTTTAAAGACATTCTTTTCCCATGCATTTAAACACTCTAAATGTTGAACTGATCCGTCATTGGTAATAACTGAAGTCCATATGTCATTTAACCAACTTTCACGATCATCAGCATTTTGTTGTAAAGCTTTTTCATTTAATAAATGTTCCAAATAACGATTCTTTACTAAATGAGCGCCAGCTCGTGTTCGATGTGTATAAGCATTGCTTTTATAAGGTTCTATTGAGGGTGATGTACCTGCGATAATTGAACTGTTAGCATTGGGTGCAATTGCCAATAAATGAGCATTTCTAACGCCGTAACCTGATGCGTCAGGTGCTTCACCTCTTATGACTGCAAGTTCTTGTGTTTGTTTAGTTGCTCGTTCTTTAATTAGACTGAATATTTTCATGTTTTGGGCTTTAGCTAAAGCACTTTCCCAGGGAATATTTTTAGATTGCAAATATGCATGAAAGCCCATAGCGCCTAAGCCTAAGGAACGTTCTTGAATTGCACTAAAACGTGCTTTACGTAAACCGTGATCAGTTGCATGATCAATGAAGTATTGAAGTACGTTATCCAGAAATGTGATGCAATCTTCAACGATTGTTGTGTTTTTCCATTCTTCGAATTTTTCAAGATTGAGAGAAGAGAGACAGCAAACTGCGCTTCGATCTTTGTTAGTTGTGAGATGAATCTCGTTGCAATTATGAATTAACACATTATTTGCAAAGAAATTTTGATTATTTTCTACTTTAATATCATATACAGCTTGTGTATTTTCAATTTTCTTTATTTTAATTGCCATTTTTTAATCCTTTAATCTCATGGGCTGTTAACCAATCTTTTCTATCAATGTCTTTCTCAAAACATTGTCTTCTTTGTTGTGTATGTATGTTAATATACCAATGCTTTCCCTTTGTTGAATTGGATAGTCTTGATATATGTTCTTGAGTTATGATATATTTGAAATCATTATCGTTTAGAGAATATATTTCTTTCATAGCGTTTTTAAAACCTTTTAAACCTGAACCGTATTCTCTAAATCTAAATTTAGAATATGACTTAGGAAAATCATATTCTTCGCTACTAAACATTTGCCATTTTCGAACAGGCATATGATTTGTCTTGAGAAAATAATCATATGCTTTTTCTAAAATTTCAATATCCTTTACGCCTGAATATGTCGGATTTCTCTCTCCTGACATTCTTTCACTTTTTGTTTTCTTCCATCTTTCCAGTTTAGCATCAGGAACAATCCATCCTCCATCACCCCCTATTGTTTCATTTAGACCATTTTCAAAGGTGTCAAAATTTTTTATCATTTCGATTTCTTTTTCTTTCGCTTCTTCTTTACTTTTACATTCATGCAAAATAGAACTTTCAATATCAGATACTCCATATTTTTTTATGGCTCTATAAAACTTTGATTCAAAACCTGCTTTACAATTTAATATATGTTTATGCAATCTTTTTTCAATAGTTAATGATGTATAGCCAATATATGATTTATTTGTTGATTTAAAAGTATGAATATAAATAATAAATTTTTCACTCATTCGTTTTCCTTTTTTTTATATAGGATTATGACTGAGTGAATTTCATTATTTTATTAACAATTCATCTTGTTCGGTAAGGTCTTTGGCCATCACGTAGCCTCTGTTTTTTGTAAAGATCAAATGCTCAGGTGTACAAATTAATTTAAATCCTGTTTCATCATCCTCAATTTCCAACAATTCAGCACTTTCTGACATCAATTGACCTTCTAACACTTTTTGAAATTCATTTACTTTCTTATCAATATTATATGATAATACATAAATGTCTTTGTTTTCTTCAAACTCTGCAATAACGTCTTTAATATTCATTTCTTTGATTTGATTATCAATCATAACTGTTAATAAAGAATCACCAGTTATACACAAATTGCTACCATGTATCTTTAAACCTTTTTCTTGTTGATATTGTGGCAATTTTCTATTCGCCTCATCAATAAAATTTAAATAAGGTTCACCCGTACGAAAACGAACTTCTAGAATTCTTTGCCACAAATCTCTGGCCCCAATTGTATCACGTACACCTTTTGTTTTTGGATCAATTAATTGCCAATCTCGATCATCAATTACAGCTTGCATAAAATCATCTGTAATATTAATAGCGTTATTTAAATTAAAACATTTACGATGACTATCACCGCCTGTTGGAACACGAATGTTTAAAAATTCAACAACGTCTGGGTGTGAAATATCAATGTATGCAGCGTAACTGCCTTTTCGTGTTTTCCCTTGACGATAAGCTGTCATATCAGCGTCAACAGTTTTTAGGAAAGGGATAGGCCCGGGTGAAATTTCACTATTTGCTCTCACAGCAGACCAATGTCCTCCGACTCCACCGCCTTTGACTGACATCCAACGTAATTCGTTGCTGTGATCCATTAATCCTTCAAGACTATCATCGACATAGCTTAAAAAACAGCTGATGGGTAAGCCTTTGGAATTTTGACCGTCAGCTGTTTTGGCGTTAGATAAAATAGGTGAAGAAAACATGAACCAGTTTTTTGCAGCATATTCGTAAATTCTTTGAGCTAATTGCAAATCGTTTTGACAAAAAGCTAAAGCTGCTCGAGCGTAGCTCATTTGAGGGGTTGTTTCACCTTCTAACATATAATAATCTTTGAGTAATGAATATGCTTGTTCATTGAGATTACTATCGTATTGTGCATCAATTTCTATACCTTGATAATTCATAAAAACTTTTAAACCTTATAAAAAATTTATTTCAAATCAGAACTTCCTACTTGTCCATTCTGACGTCGAGACGATTTGGTAATTTCTAAATATTCGTCTTCAGCGATAACCTGAAAATCGTTATCACATTTTACGACAACGACTTGAAATGGTAATTTATCACCTTGACTGATAATATATGAAAGATCTGAAACGTTAACAGCGTTGACGAAGATTTCTCCTGTGTAGCCTGGATCAATCACGCCTGCTCGAACTTTTAGAGGTGTTTTTGTAACAGAACCTCTTTCCAAAATTAAACCAGCATGTGAATGAGGTAAAGCAATATGCAAACCTGTCGCAATTGTCGCCCCCTTTTGACCCTGTTGAGTTGTAGCTGGATCAATTTGCGTCAGTTGTGTAGCATATAAATCCAAACCAACACTTTCACCTGAATATGCAGGTACATAACTCTCAATATTTTTATGTTGTAAAATTTCTCTCA